TGGGTTGTTAACAAGCCTAAAAGGAGTAATACAGTTTGTCAATGGAGTTTTTACTGGGGATTGGCAAAAGGCTTGGGATGGAATAAAGAATATATTTGTAGGTATTTGGGAAGCTCTAAAAGGTTATTTAAAGGGTGGAATCAACAACATAATAAATCTTATAAACGGCATGATAAATAGGGTTAATGGACTATCTTTTACTATACCAGGGATTCCTGGTCTATCATCAGATCAGCATGTTGGGTTTAGTCTACCAAACATACCCATGCTAGCAAAGGGCGGAAATATATTAGATAATGGCGCTGTTATGGTTGGTGAACGTGGTCCTGAGATACTAAGCAATGTAAAAGGTGCTACAGTAACACCTTTAGAAAAACAAGGCGTTAGTATAGTTATTAATAATCCAACGATAATGGGTGATAGAGATGCTGACAGGTTCGGGGACTTAATTGTAAGACGGTTAAAAATGTTAGGGGTGAGTTAATGCCTAGCTGGAGTAATGCTAATTGGAATCAAGATATTTGGGGCGATATAATGAGAAGTTGTTATATTGGTGGTAACTCAGTTTTGATTGCTGAAAATTGGAGCATAAAAGACAAAATAAATAGCAGATCAACTTTATCTGTTACAATCATTGACAAAAGAAATTCAATAATTGAAAATGGTGCTACTCTTGAACTGTTTAATGGTGCGAATAAGTTGTTTTCGGGCTTAATTAAGCGTGTTAGAGTATCAGAATATGTGCCTAACGTCTTATACTATAACGTAGATGTAGTTGATAATTCTGCAATTGCCGATAAAAGAGTTATAGCAAAAACATACATAAATGTAAGTGCTGGATATATAGTGAATGATATTATAACAGAAGTGTTGTCTCAAGATGGGGTAATTGCTGGCAATATTGCAACAGGTCCTACTATAAAAAAAGCAGTATTTAGTTATCTCAAATGTTCTGAAGCCCTAGATCATATTAAAAAGATAACAGGTTTAAACTGGAAAATAGATATAAATAAAGAATTACATTTTTTTGATAGAGCAACAAATGTAGCGCCCTTTGTTTTAAGCGATGCTATACAACACTACAATTTTGAGCAAGAGAGTAAAATGGATGATTACAGAAATGTACAATATGTAAGGGGTGGAAGAGGTGTAACAGCGACACAAAGCGCAGAAACACCAACACCAAAGCCAGATGGAAAGTCAAAAAACTTTATCTTGAGATTTCCAATCGCTGAAC